TGCCGCATCCAGCACCACGGCGGGCTTGCCCAGTAGATCGACGACGCGGATACCCTTCGAGTCGAACAGGTTCTGTGCATTCACCAGGTTGCGGCCGATCAGCTTGTGATAGGCCGCACCGGTCATGAACCGGGTGATCAGGGCGCTCGATTGATCGCCGAACAACGCATCGGCCTCGTTCAGGGCGATGTGCGAGATGCCGCCGGCGCCGGCCGTCAGGGCAGAAATGTCACGCACGGCGGTCGGCTGGTTGCCCACGGCCGCCACGCCAGCGCGCAGCGCGGTGTTCAGCTGGTCCAGCAGCAGGATCTCGGCGAACTGGCGGGATGCCACCTCGATCGCTTCGGCGGTCGGCTTGTTCAGCCAGGCCAGTTGACCCGGTTCGAAACGGATCGGGCCGAAGCCGCCGGCAACCTTGACGCGCGTGCGGCTGGATTGCGACAGATCGGTCGGTGCGACATCGGCCTGCGCCGCGTACTTGTCGATGCGACGCTGTGCCGCGTGAATGCTGTTCCAGAACGATTCCTGATGGAAGTCGCCCACGAAGCCCTCGGCGGTCAGGATGATCGCGCCACCCGACGCGGCGTTGAACGCCTCGACACGTTGCGCCAGCGTCTCGTAAGTCGCCGGCATCACGTAGTCGTTGAATACTTGCATTTGGCTCAGTGCCATGATGATGCCCTTTCAGATTTAGTTGAGTGGCAGGCTGAACTTGTCCGCCAGCGCCTGTGCGCGCTCGGCCGGGGTGCCTGCCATGTTTCCTTTAGGTGCGACGCCGCTACCGCCACCAGCAGCACCGCCGCCGGAGTTGGCCGGGGCCGCGACGAAGGCCTTGCCGTCGTCACCTGCAGCCCAGCCTTTGACGAAGTCCGCCAGCGGCTTGCCGTCGACCAGGGCGCGACGTGCACCGGTGTCGTCCGCTGCCACTTCGACCTTGGCTGACGCCTTGAGCAGCGCGGCTGCGGCCTTCAGGTGCGCCGGGTTCTTTACCCCGACCTCCGTCAGCGCAGCCGTCAGGCCGTTGTCGACCAGGAGCGACGACACGAAGCCGCGTTCGCTGTCGAGCGCCTTGCCGGCTTCTTCCGCCTGCTTTGTCACCGTCTTGAGCGACTTTTGGGCCTCTCCCAATTGCGCTTTCAGCGTGTCGCGCTCCGTTTCCAGGCGCTCGACGTCGGCCGGATCAATCTCGGAGCCGGCGGAAGCTTTTTTCAGCTTGCCCACCAGCTCACGGTTCTTGTCCTTGAGGCCGGTTACCGCCTCTTCCACAGCCGCGGTGATGGCATCCTTCGTGTCTTGGTCGTTCGGATCGAATGGCATTTACTCTTTTCCCCTTGGGATCGTTGGGCGGCCTTGCCGCAATTCAGTGGGCCTGCCCTTGGCAAGCCGTTGTGGCGGATCATAAGCAGAATTGTTTTGCGGCAATCACTGATATTTCGCGCGAAGTTGCGCGAGCGTCAGCGGCCGGCCGGACTGGTCGAGCAGCTGGCCGAGCGTGATCGTGCCTGCGCGCCACAGGTCGGCCCGGCCCCGGCCCAGCAGCTCGTCGGTGAACTTGTCGCCCTTGCGCTTGAGGAAATCGTCGAACGTGAGCGCGCTGCTGACCGGGCCGCCGGTGGCCGCCTTCGTGCTGGCGCGGAACTCGGGCGCGTCGATGCCCAGTTCCTTGTATGTTTTCGTGGTCGGCACCATCAGCGATCGGCAGTTGAAATGGCGCGGGCAGCCGGTGGCGGCGCCTTTCGGGCTGACGAACGGCAGGCTGTGGCCGATCGGTTCCAGATCCTTACCCCACGTTTTTCCGCTGTAGGCCACGCACGCATGCGATGTGTGGCTGTCCAGGGTAGAAACCTGCCGGTACCCGGTGACCAGATCATCGTTCTGGCGGTACGTCTCCATGCGCGCGGCGCTGGCCACGGTCGTGACGCTGGTCTGCACCAGTGCCGCGGCGTGGTTGCGCGCCACCGGCATGACGCCGCCGACGTAGTCGTAGACGCGCTTCCCTTCCACCATCTTGAAGCCGGCGGCGGTGCCGCGGATCCTGGTGATGATCTGCGCGTTCGTCTCGCTGGCAGCCAGACCCTGCCGCACGGCGTTGGCGAACTTCGTCTGCAGCGCCTGGTCCTGCCCGCGCCACCAGTCGGCGGACGGCGCACCCTCGATCAGGGTGTTTTTCACCAACGTGCGAAAGTAGGCCTCGGTCGGCAGCGCCGGGGCGATCTGCGCGGCGAAGGCGGTGCTGATGGCGCCGGCCGTGGCCTGCGCCTCCACCTTGCCCAGGTCGGCCAAGCCCTCGAGCGCCCGGGTGCTCACGATCGCGTAGTAGTCGCCGATGACGGTCTGGCACTGCTTCAGCAGAGCGTTAATGTCCGCCTTCGTCGCCTCGCTCAGCTCGCGGCCCTTGAACTGCAGGCGCTCCAGCAGCTCCTCCTCCATTTTCACCAGGATGCGCAGCACGTCCTCGCGCTCGCCGGCGCCGAAGCGCAGCAGGAAGATGTGCTGCGCGATCAGCGCGTCGATGATGGCCTGGTCGATGCCTCCCATGGGTTACGCCTCGACCGCGGCGGCCGGCGCCGGCACTGGCGCGGGCATGGTGGCCGGCGCCGATTCGCGCACCTCGGCGTCGTGCGTCTCGAAGTCCTGCGCGTCGCTGATCCAGCCGCCGCGTTGCAGGGCGTCGAAGTGCTCCTTGTCGGACATGCCGCCGCCCTGCCACTGCTGCAGCAATGCCGTGAGTTCCGGTGCCGTCAGCTTCGTCGGCAGGAAGTCCTTGTTGATCGAGAATTCGACGTCACCGGTGCCGCCGGCCCATAGGTCGAACCATGCCAGCGCGCGGCCGATCGCCTCGCCTACCGTATCCGCCACCGTCGCCAGGGCGGATTGCTCGCCAGAGCGGTGGATGCCGGCCGTCTCCGCCGTCTCGGCCGCCGCCTTCTGCTGCTCGAGCATGCGCGCGCCCAGCACGGCCATCTGCTTCTCCTTCCGGTCGATGCGGGCCTCGATCGCGGCCAGGCCGGTGCCCTGGAATTCCAGCATGCCCACGGTGGCGTCCTTCGGCAGCGTCCAGACGTTGCCGCCGCCCATATAGAAGGTGAGCGGCTTTCCCGCCGGCTCGCCGGTCGTGGGGTTCGTGCGGTTCTCCACGCCGGTCACGTACGGCTGCGGGATGGCCGTCTTGTAGGCGCCCTGCTCCGCGTCGCTGGTGCTCTGGTAGTGGCTGACGTTCATGTGCACCAGGTCGATCAGCGGCGGCAGCTGCACCTCCGGCTGCGTGTTGTCGGCGCCGATGAACGTGAACGGGATCTCGTCCAGCAGCTTGCTGGCGCGCAGCGGGAAGATGGGCTCTTCGAACACCTCGGGCGTGCCGCCGTCCTTCGCGCGGTACAGCGTGATCTGCACCGCTTTGCCGCCGGCCGTCGTGTCGACCAGCTCGAGCACGCGCCACTGGGTCACCGTCTCGGTCACGAACCGGTCGTCGGCCCGCGGCACGGCCACGCTCTCTTCCAGCACCAGGAGGGTGAGCAGCGTGCGGCCTGCGTGCCAGCCGGTCTGCCAGTTGATGATGTTCTCGGCCTTGTACAGAGCCATTTTCGGCCGCAAGCCGCTCTTCTCAGCCTGCTGCACGGTCATTCCCTCGGTCGACGCCTTCGGGTAGTCCACCAGCAGCCCGCTGCGGCCCACGCCCAGCGCTTCGCGCCCCACGTCCTTGGTCAGGTCGATCAGCGAGCGGCCAGCCTGCGTGACGTCCGCCAGCATGCCCTCGGCCCGGGCGCTCACCTTCACCGCGGGATTCTTCCGGAACAGCATGCCCACCATGCCCTCGATGGTCCGGTACGTGGCGTTGAAGAACTCGCTGCGCGCCACCCGGGCGGCATAGGCCACGTCGTCCTCCCCCTTGAACATGGGCAGGTAGATGACACGGCGCGCCGGCGAGTGGATCGCATCCTGGCCGGCGATGACGTCGCGGCAGCGCTGCCAGGTCGGCAATGCGTCCGTGACGCTGGCGTGTTTAGTATTGACTGGCATCAGTAGCCCTCCAGGGCAGCAGTGCCCATTTCGTTGTTGTAAATCGGGAATTCGCGCTCGATGTAGTAGCCGAGTGCGTCGGAAATGTGGGTCAGGTCGGGATTGCTCTTCTTGTCGATCTCGCCGGCGCCGCCGACGAGCGCGGTCACGCCCTCCAGGTCGCGGACCACGTGCGGCGCGGTGTTCGGGTTCACCATCAGGCGTATCTGGCCATCCGACGTCTGCATGCGGGTGTTCATGGCGTTGACGCGGGCGCGCACGGCAGGATTCGCCGCCGGCACGTTGAATTCCACGCGATCGCCGAAGCCGGGCAGCAGCTCGGTACCGTCGCGCATGCCGCTGATCAGGTTGCGCTTGATCAGGTCCCAGTCGCTGCCCTCGGTCTGCGCGCTGCCGCGGTGGCCGCCGGCCGCATCGCCGTAGACCAGCACGGCGCCCTGGTGCTTGCCCCAGTCGGTCAGCAGCCGGCGGCACACGGCGGGGGTGTTGCTGTTCTTCGGGATCCACACCTCACCGATCACGCCGGTGCCCCACAGCGGGCGGTTCAGCAGCTGGATGCCGTTCTCGTCGCGCTCGAACTGGCCGGGCAGCGGCTGTTCCTGGCAGATGCACGCAATGCCCGGCTCTACGTTGAAGTCGAAGCACAGGACCAGTGGCCGGCGCGGGTCGTAAGCCAAGCGGTCGCTCGTGTGCGTGCCGGCTAGGAACGGGTAGTAGATGCGGCCCAGGAAGTTCACGAAGCTGGCCTCGTATTCCTGCTGGTAGACCAGCGGGTCGAGGGAACGCTTCGCCCGCTCGATTACCTTCGCCGGCAGGATGTCCGACGACAGCCAGGTGAAGGCCGCCCACTCTGGATCGCCGCTGTCCCGCGCATATTGGTAGGTGTCGTAGTAGTGGTTGCGGCCCTCGGGCACGCCGATCAGGTCGCACCAGCCGTCACGGTCGGCCAGCGCCGGCTGCACGTTCTCGCCCCAGGCGCCCTTCTTCATGTCGGCGTATTCGTCGAGGATCCCGCCATTCCATGGCCGGCCTTCGATCCGCTGCGGCTTGTCCATGCCGATGACGAACACCTCACTGCCCATGATCGTGCGCATCATCATGTACGTCTCGGACGTCTCGGTGCGCAGGC